ATCAAATTGCTCTGGGTGTAATTCTGTATAAAGTTTATCGTTCCATTTCTCATCTTCACTTTCCCAGCGAGGATTTAATCTATCCTCCACGAACTTTAATGTCTCCGCTAAATAATTCATAAAATTGTTTCCTTTCTTTTATTTGTTAAATTGACTTATCCACTTCTCTATCTCCTGCTCTTTATTATATTTCATTTTGTCAATAAAGTCAAGTCTTTCCTGTGGATAACTTTTTTCTACCACAATTCTTTAATAATCCATTATAATTTTTTATGTCTTTAAATATTTCTCTCATAATTTTATCCTCTATCCAGCAAAAAACCGCAGGGCTTGTCGAGAGCATTCCTACGGTTTTTTACTAGATAAAATATATTTTATATACTGCTCTCGACTACTCTTTAATTATAGCGTATCTATTTTAATAAGTCAAGTAAAAAACCCCTCCTAATATAAGAGGGGCTAAATAGCTTCAAACTTAATCTCAAAGATGACCATTCTTGAAATTAAGACCTTGCCAATGGTAGAAGCTGATTTTATTTATTTATTATTCTATTGCAGTCCATACTACATATACTTCACTATTTCCGTCTGTATGATTGAAATTAAAACCTGAATCAGTTATTGTATCTATTACACCATTTCCAGCGTAAGTATAATATGCTTTAGCAGAATATCCGCTCTGACCACTACCCTTTTGATACACACAATGATTACCACCTTTCGCAGTCCAAGAACCCTGACTAACATCTTCATAACTAGAAGTACCAGATGTAGTTTTTGTTGCATAAACTAATATTGCTGATGGTCTAAATCCTATTGTTATAGTTGTGCTTTCAGTAGCGTCTAATGTATTAACACCGCTATATGTTCTATTTTTTCCTTGTTTTAATATAAATAATTCTGTTTCACTAATAGCAACACCAACTAAACTTTCATAAGTTCCGATAGTCGTTCCAATAGTTTTATCATCTTGAATATAATATTTTGCCCCCTCAGTTAATCCTGTAAATCCAGATACTTTTCCTTTTGGTTGAATTGTTATAGGATTTCCGTCTGTTGAATTAGAGACAGCAAAACCTAAAAACTCTAACTTAGCTGTATCATTCCCGTCGCAAGCATAAACCTCGTTGTCAGCTGTAGATTGATAAACAGCCACTGGTAAAGTAGCACCAGCGATAGTTTCACCAGCATTTAAAAGAATAGGCAAATCTTTATTTACCTCATCTGCTGATAATTTATCTCCAGCTGATTTTGGACGAGCCGTATTTGACATATATTTTTATTTAATTTTTAATAATTTATTATCTTTAACTTTAATCATTTTAGCTCCTGAAATATCTTTTACTATTACAATGTTTTCATCGCTTGACATTCTTTTATCAAGTTTTTTTATGTTCCAAATCCTTTTTATAATTTCTGTATTTTTCATATTAAGAAATTGTATATTTACAAGAAACGAATAAACTCTCTGTATTAGATTTTACCCAGCTTCCAGTAATTAGATGGCTAAATAATTGTCCTGTATCAGCACCAGCAGCGCCATCAATAAAATTGCCAAACTCTTCATAAGTCCCGTCGCAGTCAGTTGCAGAATAGAAAAAATCAACATAGCAAACATTGGCACTATAAGATTGGCTCGATTGTAATTTTCTAAATGTTTCAGTTCCTAATGTAGTATCGCCATTATCAGCAGCGGTATCGTCAGTCCCTAAAGCCCCGTAGTTTACCTCACCTGAATATGTTGTGTCCCCAGATAATAATCTTGCTAATACAGTTCTACCAGCCGTTACTATAATATTATGATGTGTCTGATATTCTTTTAATATCTTTGCTTTTTTTAATCTACTATATATAAGTTCTGCCATTTCATTACTAGATTTTTCAGCGACTCTTAACCAATCTAAAACCTTTCTATGAGCAAACTCGCTTTTTTCTGTAATATAACCAGCTAACTTAAATAAAGTAATGTTTCCTATAATCTTTGATTCTGATTTATTTTTTTTAATCATATGTTTAATTATTAATATAATTTTAACGAACGGTCTAATAATCCAACACGCTTAGGGTCTGAAATGCTTGTCGGTGTATAAGGACCGAGAACCCAAGTCGGTTCTACTCCAGCACCCAATGGGTCGTCTTGAATATCCTCTGCTATTGTCAATGTTATAATATCGGTTACTGCACTCGTTACCTCAATCAATTCTGTTATTGTTATTTCTTTAACATCAGCTTTTATTTTTTGTGCTACTGCTTGCTCATCACTTTGTTTTGGGTCTGGCTCTAAAATAGCTTGTAATAATTCTATAAGTCCATATTTTCTCGTTGTAATTAAGCTAACTGTATAATCAAAAGTGTTTGGGTCAATCATTTTGAATACTATATCGTTTATAATAAAATCAGTATCACAATCTCGTTCAGTAGATTTCAAATTTATATATTGCCCGACCCTCAATCCGCTTGTCAATGTTTTAAATTTAACATCTTCCACAGTTTCGGCGTATGTTGCTAATTCTGCTGACGCTCGTTTTCTCGCTATATCTAAATCCTCTATTGACTTGTCTTCAATGTATTTAGTCTTAACGCCATATTTAGCAATACTATCTGGCTCTTCACTTATTGCTAAAACATCAACTTTAGGATTGCCTGAAAATTCTATCTTATCACCGTCTGCTAAAACATTTTCAAATCGTATCATCTTGTCTTGATAATTATATAATACATCAACACTTGCTCCATAATCGTCAATATTATCTATTCCAATATCTTGAGCAACCCAGCCAGCTCCGATATCTATTCTAATTGTCAAATTGTCAAATTTATAAGGCAAAGAAAATGACTTTGAATCTGCCCCGCTTACAGTAATGACATCTGTATATGTGCTTGCATTATATTGCCCGCCACCGATTATAACTCTGTTTGCTATCTGTGAGCCGTCAATCTTGCGCGCGAGGCTCTTATAAACATAATTACCGCTATCGTCTTCTAAATCATATGGAGCGGTATTTGTCTCTTTGCTAAAAAAATGAATATCCTTGTCCTCATCTATATAAAAATCATAACCTAATATATCCGCTAATCTTTTTAAACAGGCACTCGGATATACATTATTAAAAACTATCTTGTCTATTGTGAAAGTACCGTCAACATTATTCGAGGTAAATCCGCCACTGGTATAATTAGCAATAATATGGTCTATAATCTGTTGTATTGTCTGGCTCTCATACGCTTCTGATACAGTTTCGCTATCAAACTTATAAAGCCAGTCAACACAATTTATATCAAATACTACTCCCTTGCTTGTTTCAACTCTCTCATCCCAATTAAGAACTTCACCAGCAAAGATAACATCAGTCCCCTCTTTTATTTCTATGTCATCACCGACTGTCGGGGTGTATGATATGCTTCCATATTTTCTAACTGTAAACTTTGCTGTATCTACTAATCTTGATAATTTTTTATTAATATTTAAACTCTTCCAAACTACATTGTTTGACTTGTCTGCTGCGTTGATTTTCAAAATTATTGCCATTTTATTAAGCTGATAATTTATAATTCAATCTTAAATTATTCATTATACCATCAGAAACTTTGCTTATTAATTCCTCGCCTGATACATCGCCATAAACATTTATTGTTAATCCACCGAACCCGCCAACTTTATTTAATGGTATTACTGCTTCGGGACCAGCTTCGCCAACCATTGCTAATGTTGGTTTAGTAACTATTCCGCCTTTTTCTAATAATGGAATTTCAGGTATATTAATTCCCCAGCTTTTACCACCAATACCTGGAACCCAACTAGGAACACTAAAACTTATTTTATTTATCTGTCTGATTATAAAATTAATACCCTCTAATAATGTGTTTATATATCCTTTAAAAGTAGACATTATCCCATCCCATATATTATTAAAAATACTTTTCATACCATCCCAAAGTCCTGACCACATTTTAGATAGAAAATCAACGCCTTTAGAAAATAAATCTTTGAGTGTTTCCCACATTAAACCAGCCATTTCTTTAACTGTATCCCAGTTTTTAATTAAATAATATCCTGTTGCTATTAAAACTGCTATTAATGCTATTATTCCAATAATGGGCCAAGATATAGCTGTAAATCCTGCTATAATAACTGGCAATGCTAATCCTATTAATCCCAAAACAGTTAATAATCCAAATAATATAGTTGTAGCAATTATAATAATTTTTGTTAATATAGGATGTTCTTTTATCCATTCAGCCATTTTATTAATAACAGGAATAATTTTTTCCAAAACTTTATTAATCATAGGAATAAATACACTACCAAGTGTTTCTGTTAATTCTTTTGTCCTTTCTTTTAATAGTCTTTTTCGATTGGCTAAACTATCTTGTGTTCTCGCATAATCTCCTATTGCATTTTTAGATTGCTCCACAGCAATTTTCAAAGTTGCGTATGCTTTTTTTTGTCTATAAGTTTCATCTGTAAATTCACCAGCTATTTCCATTGCTTCTATTTTGGCTTTTACATCCTCTTCTAATATAGCGATACCTAATTCTTTAACTGATTCTCTCTCACCTAATAATGCTTTTGTTAATGCCTTTGATGCTCTTTCTGCTCCACCCTCAATATTTGTAAAAGAGGCTAAATCAATAGCTAATTTGTTGGTTTTACCTGCTAAATCTAATGCTTGTTCACCAGACATACCAAATCCAGTTAACATATCACCCGTAGCAGATAATAAATCCTTTGAAGTTGACTCAGCTAATCCAAAATTATCTCTTAAATCTTTTGCCATTTTTTCTGCACCGTCAGACACATCTCCAAATACTACATCAAATTTATTAAAAATTTCCTGTGCATCACTAGCTTTATTTACCGCACTGCCTAATCCAACTGTTATCGCACCTAAACCAGCAACACCAATCATAGACATCTTTTGAAATGCTGGTTTCATTTTATCCAATTTACCTCTAAATTTGCCTAGTTCTTTACTAGCTTTATCTTTTAAGGTTAATAATAATTTTAATTCTCTAGTTGCCATATTTCTTTTCGTTATATTTATCTATTCTATTTCTCGCTTGTATTATTCTAAAATAGTTTTTCAAATCCTCATCTTTTTGGTTTCTTATCTGGTCTGGTGTCCAACCATATCTCTCACTTAATACTTCAAAAGCAACTATATTAGACATTCTTTTTTTACCTTGTAATTGATTAACAACATCTCCGACA